CCTGATTTTTTAAACTTCAGATCAGTATCTTTTGAACCACGCTTGATTGGGAAAACCTTCTGGTTAATTTTGCTTTCGGCCTCTTCCATCTCTTCTCTAATAGCAGTTTCAACTATAGCTTCCTGGACATTTGCTTTTGAAATCATGTCCAATGCTTTAGTGATCATTTCTACAACATCTGCAAACTTGGTCACCAATTCATCGTCGTCAACGATTTTTTTCATGCTTTGCTCAGTTGCTTTGATTTTGTAACTGTAATACTCCTCTGCTAAGTTATCGGTTTGTTTTTCTAGGTCTGCAAGGTTTTTTCTGTCTTTTTCACCGGTTATATCCTTTGAAGTTTCTAAAACTTGAAGCTTTTGTTCTAGAGCATTGAACAATCTTTGCCAATCCCTACCATATCCTGATTTTGCGTCTTTGCCTTGTGCATCAGAAATAAGATTCACCAAATTCTTTCTGAGTTTTTCGATTCTACCTTTATAACCGGTGAAAATTGATTCATTCAGTAGGTCTTGGTATTCACCGGAAGCATTCGATTCGTTCTGAGACATCGTTTTGGAATAACTGATTGCGATATCATCCAGAGAATCAATAAGCTTTTTGGATATCGATTTGTAATTATCGATAATCATCGACCCGAGATTAGGATCAACTTCAACCAACCTTTTTAATGCGTCCCCGATGCTAGTCAAAGCTTGCAAATACATCTGCTTTACCTGTGCATATCTGGAGTCCGAAAGTTCTACCTCGTCCGCATAGTCCTTCATTTTCGCGATCAAACCCTTAACAGTCTGTGAAGATCCAATATCAAGCAGCATCGCTCTTAAAGCATCAGGGTTTCTGTTTGACTTAGAAGCAATATCAAAAACCAGCTTTTTGAAAGTGTCTAGAGTTGTTTCAGTTGCTCTTTTTAAAAGAGTGTCTACCGAAGCATTCTCGTTCAATTTGTAAGTGTCAATCACAAATTGTTTTGCTATCGGGTTTTGATTAAGATAGTTATTCATTTTTAATAAATGTTTGTTTTATCACCTGATTTTTCCTTGGCATCCATTGCCGCAGTCAAAGCAACCAAAAGGGGAGCAAGTGCCGTGTATAAAGCCGCCTGCTTTCTTATACTTGCGATTCTGGTTGGAATATCCTTTTGTATTTTCTCGTTTTCAATTTCATTGCGGATAGACTGTAACTGATCATTTACAGCTTTTTTCGCATTGATCAAGTTTGCGTTTACATCCTCGTTCAATCTGAAGTTTTGAAAGTCTTTTAACTGATTAAGCATATCTTCTAGCGATTGTGATTTTAGTTCTTAGATCTCTAATTTGCTCCATAAGGGTCTCTCTGAGATCTTTTAAGCTTTTCTTGACATCTTCTGCACCGAGTCCTTTCTTCTTGGCCTGGTCCTCCAATCTATCTCTTTCCGTGTCAAGGGTAGCGTATCTTTCATTCCTTTCGGTCATCATGAATTTTACCAGATCCCTCACCGCTGATTTTTGAAGTCCCTGGACATATTTGGTGAACTGAACTGCGTTCATAGCCAAGATTGGATCTAAAGAGAATTGCTGAGTTGACGATTTTACCTCTTCGCCTGTTTCAATTGTCGAAGGTTCAGACAATTTCAAGCTCCCGAATTTTTCTCTGAATTGCTCGTCTTTCTTTTTTGCAAGCAAAGCGGCATCTTTGTATTTGTCATAAAGCTCATCTGCTACACTAGAATCTGTAAATTTCTTTGCCAGCTTATAGAGTTTTTCTGCCACCTCGGCTTCAGCCTCACTTTTCTTTAAGTTCCAATAGGAAATCAATTTCTGCTTTCCTTGAGTAACTTCCTCAACTTTCTTTTCAACTGCTTCTATGTTTGCCTTTCTCTTTCTGGACAATGAGTTTATAAGTTTCTGATTTCGATCAATCATTCTTTCTAATTTCTTTGCCTCAGCAGGATCGCTTTTAATCTGAGCCTTTTGAACTTCGAGAGAATCTATCTCCGTTTGGATTTCATTCCACTCTTTCATATAATCCTCTTCTATTTCAAGGATATCCGAAAGAATAGCATCAATCTTAGAAACAGACCCTCCAAAATTGGCCCCTAACCAATTAAAAATATTCGAGAGTGAGTTTGCTTCATTGAGAACCTGTTGTTCCCACTGTCTAAATTTATAAAGCATCTTGTTAGATTTTGTTTATGATATTTTTAACGTCTACTGAAGTAAGGTTAGGGTTTCCCCCAAAGGAAGCGATGACTTCACTGGTTGTTCCAGAATTAGCATCCATACCATCCATAACTGCGCGATTTATTTTGCCTAGTATTTTTGTTAGTTCAGCTTGTGAAGCCAGTTTCTTCTCAACAGAGTTAGGATCACCACCCAAGTTTTTATAAACACGCACTAAATTTTCAGATGCGTCAAGAGCATTAGCCAATTTAGTTGCTTCTTTTTCTTTTGCATCAATAACTTTTTGTGGGTTCAGCCCCTTCTTTTTGTAATTCTCTATTTCACCCGCTAAATCAGACAGGATCTTTTTAAGATCTGCCTTTTTTCCTTTCACGTTTTTATAAGTGGACTTGGCCAATTCAAGGATATCCTCACCTTCTTTTGAATTGATGACAGAGTTAATTTTAGAGATATCGATCAATTCACTATCCTTGAAAGTCATCGTAGATTTTGTCGGAGCAGGAGTAGTGGAGGCAGAAGCAGAAAATCTTGTAATAATATCATCAGCATCTTTCTTAGCGTTTTCTAGGGACTTTCTCAAATTCTCAATTTCGCTGGCATCTGAAGATTTTTTCTTTGCCAGGTCATACTCGAATTGTGAAAGTTCAATTTCATCCTCAGCAGATCCTGCTTTGAAATATTCTTTCAATCTTTTATTACCAGCAATCGATTTAGAAAGCAAGGACATTCCCTTGTCCATAATTGCCTTCCTATTCTTTACAAAAGCCCTGTACTCCTCTTTCATTTTGTCGATCTCGTTTTCAACAGAAAGAACAGCTGCTTTGTTGTTTCTTTTTCTTACCTCGTCAAGCTTCAATTCAAGAGCATCAATTTTATCTCTCATCTCAAATTTCTTCGTCAAAAGCTCCTTTTCGATGTCCAGATTAGCTTTTCTTATTTTGTCGATTGCTCCAACTTTTGAAAAAGATCCCAAGAAATTTTTAGATAATTTATTCTTGATGATATCTGTAAATGAAGATTCGGAGATTGCAGAATCGCTCCACAAACGTATCTCTTCTGAAAGTGATTCGTCAACAGGAGAACCGAAATCCCTTCCCTCCAAAAATTTATTAAATCCTTTGATCTTTTCCATGATGAAACTTCTCCATTATTTAATTTATCTATATATCCCACCCGTATCCTTGAAACACAAAAAACCCCAGGCCGAAGCCCGGGGTTTCTTAATGTACATCCGAATTATTAGTTCAGACCGCCAGCAGGCAAGTTTACGTTGAAGCAGAAGTACATGGTTTCTGGATGGAAACCAGCTTCTACTAGAGCGTAACGAGACTTAACTGCGATTTTAGGAGACATAGTTCCTTCAGAGATAGTCTGAATTGATTCTGCCATCATGTAAGGCATGAATTTCAAACCTGGCTCGTCGTCACCACCTTTTCTTCCAACAAGTACTCTTGTGTCGCTGAATTTCATGTTTTGATCCACGTAAACAGTCATACCTGCAAGTGAACCTACAGGGTAAAGTGTACCGTTGTTTTGAGTTAAGGTGTTAGAGAAAGGAGCGAAAGTGAATTGGCTGATATCTTGCATCGAAGTAGCCAAGTTAGCGTTGGTTACGATGAAGTTAGCAGGACCTCTTCTTCCTCTGTTTGCTACCACGTTAGCAGCTGCAAGGATTCTAGAGAAAAGTCTTCTTTGTAAAGTTGACAAGTTCTCGTAGGTTCCTGATGCAGGACCTGCAGTTCCAGTCATGGTCAAAGCCAAATCGTCCTTACCAAGGTAAGAAGGAATGGTGTAAGAACCAGCTGTACCACCGATTACGAGGTTCAAGTTAAGGTTTTGTCCTTCAGTTGTGTTGAAGTCGTAGTTGTTTGACCAACCGAGAGCAAAAGCTCTAGCAAGGATGTGCTTGTTAATAGCTTGAGAAACCTCGTTAACCAATGCGTTCTCGATCATAGAGATTACGTCGATACCGAATTGCTTGTTAAGGTCTTGGATTTGCTCGGTTGTTACAGATGCAGCAACTTGGAAGGTGTCTGCTTCTACGAACTTAGTGAAGGTCGAAAGACCCATCAAGTTGTAGTAGTTTTCTTCACCTACGCTTCTAAGCATTGGGTTGTAGGTCTTAGTACCGTCAACAAAAGGACCTTGCCAGTTGTTATTGTCGTAGAAACCAGCACCAGAGAAACCTTGAATGTGATCTTCAAGAGCTTTAACCAAAGAAGCTGAAGCGGTAGTAGTACCAACTTGAGATCCGTTGATAGAAGTACCTACTTTAGTAGCGTTTCCATCAAGAACAGCCGCTACTGATTCACCTGCGGTGATTGCGGTAATTTCGAAGATGGGGTAACCATCAATTCTAGACAAACCAACAAATTTAGTGGTGATGTAAGCAGTAGCTGAAGAAGCTTGAGTAAAGTAGTAAACAGTACCTACTGCGAAAGATGCAGGGTAACCAGCTGCGTAGCTAGTGATCTGAACTTTGATCATTGCAGGAGCTGCAGCCAAAGCATCAGCAGCAGTAGTTCCTACAGAATTTGGGCTGACTTTACCACCAGCGTAAACGTAGTCAAGGTATGACAATACGCCTGAAGGACCTGACATAGGGATAACTGGAACGATGTCGAAACCTACAGTCTTCGCAGCTACCTGAATAGCCAAAGGAAGAAGTGAAGGAAACTTGTCGCCAGATCCTTGCCATGATTGGCTGTAGAATCCTTGGTTAGGTCCGTAACCACCTACTGAACCTGCTTGAGTTGCAGCGGGGAATGCTGGAGGAGTAACGGGTCCCATACCGTTAACAACGTTCAAAGACTGGTAAGCACCAGCTGATTCGTTTAAGGAGTGATAGTGGCAATACTTGGAAAGCCATGCTTGTTTTCCGGGATCTGTAATACCTGCTTTTTGCTCAATGATGGGCGCCCAGGTATCGAAGATTTCCGCTTCGTTAATGAGTTTCATTTTTTTAAAATAATTTTTTTAGGGTTTAAAACT